AGGTGAGTCCAACAGGTTGTTGTCTAACAAGTATTGGTACAGCGCGTCTTTAAAGTCTGGACACGTCGGATCGCTGAGTGGTGTGTGACACGGATCAAACTTGTAGTGATAGAGAATGGTGACATCTGATAGTGATCCATCTCCTGTTACCTTTATCTCTCCATTGCCAAACAGATTGCCAAGAGTAGAAGGTATTGGATCATATGTGACTTTAGTACCTCCAGGTATCCTATTCCAATCATCGGTGTACTCATATATGTACTTATCACTACCTATTTTTTTATTCGTAATAGACACAGTAGAGTCTTTTGTGGGATCTTTTGTAAGTGTGTATCGGTGAAATATTCCTTCGACTGTCAAGCCAGTTTGACTTGGAAGTAGGTTATTCATTGCCCATGTGTGAGCCTTGGAAGCTGCGTTCTCTGTATTGCCGTATATGTTTTCAGAGAAGCAGTAGTAAGGCCAAGAAAAGACCGCCAATGCCAGCAGCACCTTTGGCAGTGTTCTTGTCATCTTCATCCCATTCCTCCTTCTTACCTGCAACATACCCAGGCACTAAGTGTGGGTTATTTTCCCACTCCGTCTTAGCCGCATCTCCCACAAGACCATTGATCGGACAAGGCGTACCAGAGTTTTTCATCGCCAAATGTATTCTTTTGTCCTCACACATTATTGCCACTGCACTCACCTTTAGCCCCATATCGTACATAACCTTGGCGTTTTTAAGTCTTTCACAGTTCAAATCTCGCACTGTCTTGCCAGCACTAATGCCAAGGATCTGTGTCTGTACAGCTCCTGCTACAGAAATATGACAGGTATCTGAGTTTGATGAGTTAATGCTTGGAGCCATAGCGGATGGCGGTGGAGATTTTACAGTAGTCGTGCTGTCTATCTTAGAGTTAGTTGTGGAGTTTGTGTTGCTGTTTGTCTCGATACAGTTACTGTTTGTTGCACTATCACAAGGTACAGTTTCTGCGTAAACCATTGGCACTAAGGCCATTAACAATATTAAAGATAGAAAAAATTTCTTCATGCTATTCCCTATTAGCAAATGCTGACCCTGTTAATATAGCACCAAATGCCAAGTGAAACAATCCTCCCCCCAAAAGCGTAAAAGGTTCGTGCTGCCCGGTCAGCTTTTTCATCAGCTCCATTTGAACCATAGGTTCTGACGTAGCGTTAATAATATCCATAAATTGAGAGATGTCTGGCCTATTTAATCCCCACCACACTGGGCAGAACAGAAAGTCATAGAAGCAAATTAATAGGTAAAATATAAGTGCAGTCCAACGCCATGTCAGCGTGGACTTCTGTTGAGCTGTAAGTTGTTTGCTCATTTAAATGCAGGGAGGAGTACACATCGCTCTATCTACACCGTAGAAAATTACAGCAATAAATATAGCTATTCCCAACCCTATCCATATCCATTTGTTTTTCATCTCTTACTCCAAGTACAGAGAGGCTCTCCTAACTTCAAAGGGCAATCCGCTGTAAAGCCTGTACAACCAGAAAGTAAAAGACATATTATAAGAACTTTTTTCAAAATACACCTCTAAAGTTTTGTGGTCTCGCAATAGAACTAAACTTCTTGATATAGCCACCGTTCTTCTTGTTGTTTAATGCAATAGCTACAGCCTGATCTTGAGGCTTGCCCTCTTTTACTAAGGTAGAAATATTTTGGCTCACCGCTTTCTTTGATGTGCCTTTCTTGAGGGGCATTACTTCTTCTTCTTCTTAGCTGTCTTAGCCGCTTTCTTAAATGCTTTATCAGTAGGTGCACCTTTAGCACCTTTTTTACGCATCTTCTCTTTAGAACCTGCTGCTATTCTTTTCTTTTTTGCGTGAATATTGGCGTATAAGCCTTTTTTACTTGCCATTGTTTCTCCTCGCTGCTGCTAGTTGTTGAGCGGCAATTCGCTCTCTGTTTACTGCTGTTCTGTCTTCAGCAATATCTTCTTGTAGCTCTAATCGAGCGGCATCCGTAACTGCTTGTTGACGCAATTTCTCTTGATCAAGTGACATCTGCATTTGATCTGTCATTGCGCGTCGCTCGGACTCAGCTGCTTTAATCTGCAACTCTTGCTGTCTTATAGCAACCAACGGATCTTGTTGTTCCTGACCTGGAGGCGGTGCCAACTGTGCCAACACTTCTTGTTGCATTTGTGCTTCTAGTTGAGCAACACGAGCCTCGATCTGGGTTTGATCCATCATCTGTGCTTGTTGCATCTGTTGTTGTGCCAACATTGGATCCATCGCACCTATCTGCGACATCATCTGCGCTTGTTGTGCCTGTTGTTGCATCTGTTGAATTTCCTGATCAACCATATTACGCGCTTTCATAGAAACATGCTCAAGGATATGTGCAAAAAACGTGCCCAAAACTTGAGGGGATGTCTGAACAATAGGCAAACCCATAAAGGTAATATGTGCCGCTAAGTGCGCGTCATGATCCTGATCCGCAAAGGCTTGCAGTAGCTCGTTCATTAACGCCCTTGCATTCTCAATGCTGGGATCCATAGGTTGTGGCTCTTGAGGCGGTGGTAATATCTCATCAATATTCTGAACCTCCAAAGCTTGATACATGCGCCGATACGCGGCTTGCAGATTGTGCAGTTGCGGATTTGACTGTGCAAGTTGCAACTGCGTCTGAGCCAAAGTTACACGCTGGGCCATCGAGAAAATATTAGGGTCTGAAACAGGGAGGATATCGACCCTACTATCAAAGTCCTCTGCTTTCACTTCCGAAGGCGCACCGACAACTTCATAAGGATAAACTGGAGGTAAGTTCTCCGCAAATATCCTTGCCAATAATCTAAACTCTGTCTTTTGTGCATAATGCAGTCTCTTATGAATCGCAGACATTACTTTCATGCCGCGCTCTAAAAGAGCTACAGTCGTACCAACAGGCATATCTTGGCTCATGTTACTTATTTGCTGATCAGCAATAGAAATAAATCTTCTACCGCCATCAACTAAAGATCCCAACAACTGTGCAAGTGTTGCAGAAGGTTCTTTAAATGGAAGAGGTATAATAGAACCCCTTATATCGCCTCCGGGAGCATCTATGTCCCTAAACTCCCCAGGCATTAACGGCTCGTCATCATTACGAATACGAATACCTCTAGCTTTAAACCCAGAAGGTAAGTTAGCCAAGGTTCCAGCATCTATAAGCTGGCGTAAAATACTCGTGGCGGCACGACCAAGACCACCAATCATATGTATTAAACCAAAGCCATAAAAACCAAGACCAGGTAAAAACTTGTAATGCACAAAATACTGTCGTTTGCGCTTAAATGGATCGTTTTCATCATAATTTCTGCGTATGGCTAATACTTCGCCAGATCCATGATCCAAGGTCACAATGTAAGGTAACTTAATACCCGTTGGTTCTCCTTCAGGCCCTACATCTTCAAAACCCTCTATATCCAGATTAACATGTATCTCTAGTAAAGTGTGCACATCATCTGAGTAAGATTTACTAACGCCCTCTAGCTCTTGGATCTTTTCCTTAACTTCATCGTCGCTACTGTCATCAGACGCTGTAAGTTCTACATCACGAAACACTTGAGCAAACTGCATCTTGCGTAGCTCGTTCTCGTCCATGCGTAAAACATGGGTAACACGAGGGGATGTCATAAGGTCAGACGCTGTATAAGGAATGATTAGATCTTCTGCACCTACAAACTTAGATACCGCTCGATCCTTGGGGCCATCAAAGTAAACCTTCTTAAACGTAGAGCCAGATAGCGGTAAATAAAATAACATCTGATCCATGTCTGGGTCAAACTCTTCCATCACTTCTGTAATCTGGTAATTCATAAATTCTTTTACGCGCATTGACTGCGCTTCACGCTCCGCTGACTGTGAACCTAGAACTTGCGTTCTTACTGGGCCGCCAGAGGGCAATAATTCTTTGTAAGCTTGCGCTTGAAACTGGGTTACAGACTCAGAAATCAATGGATGCGTAACGCCAGACGCACCTTGAAACGGCTGACTGCGCTCAGAGTAATTCAAGCCAAGTAAATCTAATCCTTTGGTATAAGCCTCTCGCCACTCGGAACTGGACTCCAAGTCTTCTTCGTACTTGTCCCTAAGATCCGTGGATATCTCTCCTAGAATATCGTCAGGTAATGCTTCTGCCAAGTTTGCGTCATGATCATAAGCTTGAGCCATCATCTCTTGTTCTTGCATACCGCCTTCAGCTAACGCCTGAACAATTGCACCGCCCATGCCGTCTTGAATGATTTCGGCACCTCCAGCGAAATCTTCTACTTGAGGTATCTCTACATCTACAGACGGTAAATCCTCAGATGCTCCACCTTGCATAAATCCTGAATCAACAAGTGATGGTGTTCTAGCCATTAGTAGTACTCCTCACCATTATCTTCTTTTAGAAAATAACCATTCTCATGACAATCACAATGAGCAGTACGGTGCCCCTCTCCATACCCATGCGTGTGCGTCTTCCCACACCCAGGAATACAATCGAAAGTAAGAACCTTTGTGCCGTTGATAATTTCTTTCCTCGCAAAAAACGTTGTTGGATTAACCATTAGTAGTACTCCCTTTGTTTCGGATACCATTCGCCGTTCATGTCGTCTTCTCCTTCTAACGTAATAAAGCCGCCTTGTCTAAACCTTATCAGAGCCATCGTCATGCTGTCTACATAGTCGTCGTGATCACCGTTGGGAAATGCAGCGCACTCTTCAATCACTTCGTCTGCAAATTTCTTCTCAGGTGCCCATACCATACCCGCCTCGAACAAAGGTGCAACCATGTGCATTCTCGTCACCTTATCACGTCCTTTGCCCGGTGTATAGTTCATGACAGGAATACCCGCTCGACGCAGTTCGTCCGTCAAAGGTGTACCAGATGCCTTGGCCTCAATAATCACCATGTCAGGTTCCCAGTATTCGTACTCCTCACCCG